GAGCTGCCCTTTGCCTTCTTGAAATCCAAACTGAAATGTCCCATAATAAACTTGTTTTTGAGTTGTACAAATCCGCTTGCCGCATTGCGCCCTGCGCATGGCTCACGGGGTTTCAAAAGGGGATGCCCCTTTGCTCAATGGGCGTTTTTAGTGGTGGCGTGCCACTGCGTCAAGAAAACGCCCTATTAAGCTATGGCTTTTCCGTTCAGAATAGCCATTGGAGCAGGAACCGCCTATATGCCCAAGGCTGCGCCTCTCTTTCGAAGTGGAACGGTTTGCTTAACAGGCTGTACTTGGTGTACAGACTGTTTGGATTTAACTCCGCACAGATAGTCGTTCAAGTCTTTGTACTCACTGTACAAGTGGGATGCGTCCCTCACATGGTAGCCGAGGGCAGTCTCGATGGCAAGCGTTGCCTTCTGCCCAGCCTCGTCGTTGTCGAGCAGACAACTGATGCGCTCGTAGCCGTGTAGTGCGCCAATAGCCTTGTCAACGTTGCTTGTTGAGTTGAGTATCACGTAGTCCTGCGCTTCCAATGACGGACAAGACGGAAACTTCTCCATGCGTAACGAGAGAAAGGAAAGATAGTCCATCATACCCTCGAACACATAGCAAGCGTATCTTGGCTCGCCTTGCTGTCGGATATGTGTGATGTCCTTGGGGGACATGCAACCCTTGAAGAATCGGTTACGAACCTCGTAACCGCCCGACTTGTTCTTGAAGCCGATGGCGAAGTAGTTCTTGCCATTATGCGAGAAGTGGAGTTCCACACATTCCTTTCGGGCGATGCACAGGTCAATATTCCGCTCGCTCAGATAGCGTAGGAGTGCAGGGTGGTTGAGTTCCCTAACCTCCAATCTCTCAAAACTCGGCTCGGAAGCTTGCTGAGGGAAAGAAAAGTCAGTCGGGCGGACATGGAGTGCTTGCTTCTCCAGCTTGTCCAAGAGATATGGCAAGCTATCTGATGCGTAGAGGTATGACGCAAGGGTGATGATGTTGCCGCCCTTGCCCACTCCGAAATCGAACCAACTGTTCATCGTAGTGTTCACCTTGAAAGATGCCTCGCTCTCGTTTCTCAATGGTGACTTGTACCAAAGGTTTGCGCCCTGCTGCTTGACAGGACTGTGTCCCAAACTTTGCAGATAGTCTGCAATCTTGATTTGCTTTGCTTCTTGAATGTTCATGTCTTACTGTGGATTAAGTGGTGTATGTATTTCTGATGAATTGTTGAGGATAGTATGTAATTGGTATGATAATCAAAGACTTATCTTCTCAACAATCTCTCAACAAATGGTTCTTTTCAACAAAATCACTGGGCAAAAGAGAAAGAAAGGCATGAGCCGTCATGTTTTATCTTTTCAACAGTCTCTTTATTTTGTTGAGAGATTTGTTGAGAAAATGTTGAACCGTAATTGCCTGGTATTCAACGCTTCTTTCATCATATTCAACAATTCAACAAAATTATATGCTATTTAGCTTGTCTCTTGTTACTGTGTAGAACCTGCCCACACGTTTTGTTGGCGAGTAGCGACCGCTGCTGTTATAGTTGTACTCGTATGAGGTGTAGGTGAGGGCGTTCTCGGAAGGTTGCAGCTTCCAGCAGTCCTGCACTATCTTTCGCACAAGGTGCTTCTCCGCTTTCACGTGGTTGCACTGCAACAAGGCGATTGCGTCATTAAGGCAGAACTGCAAGCTGTCGGTCTGGGTGTTCTCCATGACCTCAAGGTACAGCTCCGACATTTCCACCTCAAGCCTGTTGCGGTTGCAACGTATGATTCTTCTCAGTGCATCAGTAGCTATCTGTTCGGGAGCGAACCACATTCGGCTCTTGTGCTCGGTGGATAGCGTTCTGCCTTGCAGATGAAACAGAAGAGCGGGTATCTCCGCCTTTAGTTTCTCCAAGAAGTTGGTATCATCCGCTTGCAACGATGAAATCTTCCTCACCCAATATCGGGTTTCTCCCTCGTCAATGATGACAGGCAAGGATTCATTGTTAGAACATAGCACGAACTTGGCAAAGAAAGAAATCTCATTTCTGTCCTTACCCTTGGCTTCCACCTTATACGAGAGTGTGGTGCTAAGGTTCTTTAACCGCTCGGAATCCTCCCTGCGGCTGAGCAGCACCTCGTCCACGACAATGAGCAGTTTGCCAGCCCAATCGGAGTTGAACTGACTACGGAAGTCCTCGTTGGTGTTGAAAGTCACGTTGTCTTGGAACAATGCCTTCAGAAAGTTCAAGAACGTGGTCTTGCCTGTGTTCCTCTCCTCTGATACAAGTAGCAGAATGGGCAACTTCTGCACAGGTCTGAGATAGAGCAGTTGCAGGTAGTCCATGCCAAGCTCGTATTGTTCACCGAAGATGTGACTTACCAATTTCTTGATGTTCGGGAAGTCACCTTGAATCGGCTTGTGTCCTATCGGTTCGTAAAGGTTGAGAAAACCATCTATCACCGTGCGGTGGTTCACATGTTCGGGAACGGTACAGAAGCCGTCATACTTGTGAACGTACTTGATGAACTCCTTGCCGTAATCCTGACGCAAGGTCTCCATATTCCATGGGATGCGCTTTCTTACCTTTCCTCCTGTGATGGTAGGTTGGTCAACCACCTTGTACAAGGTAGTGCCAACACGGATGAACACCTCGTTTGTCGTAGGTGCTGCCTGTGGCTTTGCATTTGCCACGCCTACAGGCTGATTGTTGTCGTTTGTCTTGCTCATAATCTAACCTTTGTGAGTTGATAAAATTAAAGTTGCAAAGGTAATGGCGGAAAATCAAAATACAAAACTCAAACTTGCGCAGAATGGAGAAGTTTGAACCGACAATGTTAAAAGATTGGAAATCAAGGTGCTTGATGTAGTCTTTCGGGATAAAATAAAACGAAAAAATCCCAAAGAAAGGCTTCCTTGTAAACCTTTCCTCGGGATGAACAAAAAGTAATTTTACATTATACTTTTACTTGTCTGGTTCTAATTCTTCTACTGCATAAATGGCATGTAGTTCAACTTTCTTAATCTTAGGATATGCCGTTTTATAATAATCTGTCACATCTTTGACTATACTTTCTTGGTCATAGTAAAATGTAGCCAAAACGACTTCCGTATAATTACCAATAGGTAATAAATGCCAAACTTCGGAGTTATCGGCATTTGGCTGAATCTTAAGAATTCCATCCATGCGGACATTTCCTTTATCATCTGTAATGGTTAGTCTCTTGGTTACATAAGAGCCGAAAGGAATATAATCACGAGTACGTATTGTATAATATTTATTGTATGAGTCTTTCTCTATGGCATCAGCTGCAATAGTTGCAGAATCCTCAGAAGAAACACCTTCAACAAAACATTTTCTATCTACCACATACATTGTTCTACTAAGTTCCCAAAGAGCCGTCCAATCTTTTACTTCAACCTTTAATACAGCAGTATTTCCATCGGAATCGGTTATGGTGATAGTGGTATTTCCTACAGAAACACCACTTACATAGATTTCTTTCTCTGCTTCATTTGTTGAGCACGAGACTTTGGCTATACTTTCATCGGAAGATGTTGCTGATATTTTGCCTTTAGCTCCATTTACATTAACTTTGCTGCTACTTTCCGTATAGGTGGTAAGAGAGGTAATCACAATCTTTTTACCAGTATTTATGTCACCAATGATTTCGTCTTGTGTGAGTTGAAGACCAGAGTCATCATCACCGCAGCTTGCCAAAGATAGCAAAGCGGTTAATGCAATAAGAATCATTTTAATTTTCATACATTTCTTCAATATTAAAGGGTTACACTTATATCTAATAAACGCAGACCGTATCAAAAACTTGCATGAGATTTCATATTTTTCTTCATGCGCAATATAAATCACCCTATCAAGAATTTTGTGAATCAATAAATCTATACGACAGTAAATCAGTAAATCAATAAGTCAATACGACAGTGAATATCCAAGCGTCAAAGATGCGACCATTCTCAACTAAAAGCATTTGTCCCTCCGTAGAGTTGCAGGACAATGGCTGTTTTCTCTTTTGCTCCGTACAACCTCTTGAAGATATCATCACGAAGTTGCGCTGCACCATTGGAGGTTAGACGGAAGCAAATGGCAACAACCATAGGGAATCCATACAGCGTTTGCCAAACATCTTTGGAAAGTTTTTGCCTCTTTTGGACTTCCGACATCAACAACATACCTTCTTTATATATGGCTCTTATCACGGCTTTGAGCTTCGGGGTTGTGACATAAAGCATATCTACCAACTCATTTTCACTCATCCACAAGTCCTCCACATTGGACGGAATGGAAAGCCTTCCATTTCCGTCCACGGTGATTACAGTCCTTTTCATGCCATCCCTCCCATTGCAGGCAAATGCCCCTTGATTCGACTTTCAAAGACTGATATGTCATGGTCAAGTTTGGTGCTTGTCACCTTGGCATATATCTGTGTTGTTGTGATGTTCGTGTGACCAAGAATCTTGCTCACGCTCTCTATTGGCATACCATACTCCAATGCTAAAACTGCCCAACTATGACGTGAGACATGAAATGATACACGCTTCTTTATACCACACATTGCAGCAACTTTCTTGATGCGCTTGTTGATGCTGTCAAGGTTGCCAATGTTGAACAAGTGATTACCCTTTCTGAAAGATTTGTATCTCTCAACTATCTGCATGGGAATATCCATCAGCTTGATTTGGAACGGCACACCTGTCTTCTGACGCTTGGACACAATCCAAGGAGAACCGTTTACCATGCTGATGTTGTCCTCTGTAAGATTCTTGATGTCGATAAAAGATATACCTGTCCAACAGCCAAAGACGAAGAGGTCTCTTGCAAATGCCATGTTGGGGTCTTCCAACTTTATTTCAGTCATGGCGGTAAGCTCGTCCAAAGTCAAGAACTCACGTTCCTTGTGGTCTGGGTCAACATGGTACATGGCAAAAGGGTTTCTCGGTATCTTGCCATTGTAGTGTGCAGCCGTGACGATATGCTTCAGCGGTATGGAGTAAATCCAGATGGAGGACTGCGCAAGTCCGACAATATTCTTTAAGTACAAGCAATAGTCACGGATGAACTCCTCGGTAAGCTCATTCATGGACATATCGCTTCGCTTGTACTGATACTTGATGAACTCGGCAACGTACTTTCTCACCACAAGATACTTGTTGTACGTGTTCTTGGCTCTGTCCTTGCCTACACGCTTGGCAAACGCAGCGTTCTCCTTGTCAAAAGCTCTAAGCAAAGTCTCGTACTCCGTACCTATGCCTTGGTATGCGTTTCTCACCATTTCTGCGGTAACGAACGCCTCACGGTCGGAAAGTCGTTGGTAATGCTTGGCGATTTGAGCTTTGATGTTGTCAAGCGCAAAATTCACTTCCTTGGCTTCCTTGCTTTTGCCGATGGCTCTGTTGCCTTTGGCATCCCAGATAGCCTTGGTCACGCTCTGCTTGCAACTGAACTGTGCGATAGTTCCGTTGATTGTCACTCGTCCCATAATAGGGACAATTCCGTTTCTCTCCTTGCTTCCATTTACATAGAAGACTGTCTTGAAAGTGCATCTCATAATTCTTACTTCTTTGTTCGGTGCAAAATTAAACTATGAGAGTTGCATGGCAAAACCAAAACTTACGCAGAATGGGGAAATATGAACCACCACCGTTAAAAAATGCTTATTAGGGCGTTTCTGCGAGGTAATGATTTGAAAGCGTTTCTATTTCTCCAATCTGCGTTTTTCGCTTTTCCTCGTCTATGCCACTTAAAGCCAACGACTGCCACAACCACTTGAAACTCAAAATAAAAGCTTCATTCTGCTATTTTTTGCTTTTTTAGGCGTTATTTTTTTCGAAAATTTCCATAAGGGACCGAAATCTTTGGTTAATAAATAAAATATGGCTTTTAGGCGGCCGCGTATTAGGCTTATT